GACTCCTGCTTTCTTAGCAAACGATGGCGAGTGGGCAATCGCAGCCATGAAATTATGTTGCTTTTTACTTGTGCTCGGCATTACAAATACCTGCCCTTGGTTTTACCCCGTTGAGCAATTCCATCAGCCCGTTTAGAAGCAGAAGAAACTTGTGGTGCGCTTTTATCTTTTACTTTGCCACCTTCGGCAAAATTCTTAGTCCATTTTGCGCCATAAGTATTTCCAATTTTAGCTGGAGTAAGAGTACCGCCACCAACTGGAACACTCAACATATCGCGCAAATTATTTTTATCGGATTTAGGCAAATCTTTTAACATGGGACGCCCACCGCCACTATCAGCAGGGCTGGGTGGAACATCACCAGCTTTATTAAAATCGTCTGAAAAATCGTAATCGTCGTTCATGATTATTTATCTCCCCGCTTGAATAAGCTGATCAATTTTTGCTTCAAGTTTATTAAAGCGTTGGTCAATGTGGTTCGTAATTCGATCCACTTCTGCTTGAGTGACGTTATCACGGGCAACCTCCTCACGGGTTTTGTTCAGCAAGATCGTAATACGAGTCAGTTCCCTGAACTTTTCATTCATCATATAGCCCAACAATCCAATCACTAAGGATAGGATGGCAGACCATGCGGTGTTTAAATCTAACATTTCCATCTCGCAAGTGAAGCCGCCTTACGGGTAGGCTTACCCTTCTCGTCTTTCATCGGCCCCGGCATGCCACTCATGCGGGCGCAGAACGAGTCCTTGCGCTTGCCGCCTTGTGGTTGTGGTGCTTTCAGATTAGACCCCGTTGCAGCGTTGTACTTGGCACGGCCTTTGGCAGTCAAACCCGCCCCCTTGGAAGCAGGCAGCTTTTCGCCACGACCAATTGCAAGGGAGGGAGTTTTCTTAGCCATAGAAAATCTGCGTTGAGTCAATGTTGGTCATTAGTGCATAAATGCCGTTGACTGCAAGCACCCCTTCACCCGGAATAAATGGCGCGTTACTAAAGGTGTCAGTCGCATCTATTTCATAGGTCATCAACCAACGCCCACCGCCACTTACATACGAAGCCGCAGTAGAGGTAATTGTGCCAGTGTTAACGTCTGTAAGCGTGAAGGTATCTGCGCCGGTTCTGGTGATGGTGTAGTTGCCATCTGTTGCTGATTGGCTTGTGTTGCTGTCAAAGTGAATGCCAACAACATCGCCTGTAACCAGACCGTGCGCCACTTTTGTCACCGTCACTGTTGTGCCGGAACGAGCGTATGTCACGCTGGCCGTTACTGGAGCGGTGGTTGTGTCAAACAACACCAAAGTGGCATCCGAGCCGCTGCCAAAGAACGAAATGCCTTTAACGCGATTTCTTCCAAGAACAAAAAAACCACTCTGGTTTAAGTGCCCCTGCTTTACGTCATATTGCATACCCATAATCAATCTCCTTTAGAACAGGGGCCGAAGCCCCGAAATTGATTAGACGTTTTGTTGGCCGTCGTACGGATCAGTAACGAAGTACAGGATTGTGCCGCTGATGGAGCCGCCCGTAGGAGCATCGCCAGAAGTGCCGCCACCAGTGATCGTGACCAACTGGGTTGTAGACATTGTGGTGCCCATGTTTGCGCCAGCAGTAGCTGAAGCCATAGTCAGCACCAGCTTGCCAGTGGTTGCAACAGCAGCAGAGACCAAGCCTGTATTTGTAGCGGTAGCAGTACCGTACAAAGTGAAGCCCATGTCAAAGGTGGGAGTGGAGCCACCTGTGGCTGCGCAAACTGCCTGAATCTCAGTGATAACTGCGCCAGCGGGTAGAACCACGGTTGCAGTGTCAGTTGCGGTAGCTTGTACAGCAGTGCCTGCTGCGGAAGCGCCAGAGATGTAGAACGTCGCGGCCATAACGCCGGAGCCACAATAAGCGGTGCGCGTTTGATCGCCTCCGCCAGAACGCCAAATACTTTGGGTGGTAGAAACTGCCATGATAAATTTTCCTTACGTACAAGATAAGCGCATCAATCGGTACGTCGTCTGCCGGGTCAGTTTGATGCGCCGGGGTTCCCGGAATGATTTAAATATACACCAAATACCAAAAAAGAAAAGCCCCCGAAGGAGCTTTTCTTCACGCCGTTTAAGCGCCGGGGGAACCGAAGATACCCAGAGGGTCGGAAACACCGAAGCTATAACGCTCGCGGGCCTTGTAACGGCTGTTGCCGGTATCAAAGTCAGCGTCCATACCATTTTGCAATGGGCTACGAACAAAGTGCTTCAAGCCGTTAGGCACGTCAGTCATCAGGAACCATGCGTTGGTGTCTGTCAAGTAGTGGTTGACAGTGTAGCCTTCGCGGATGGAACTGTTGTTCTTCAGTGCGTTAACGTCGTTGTCATTGGTGCCGACACGGAGTTCGGTTTCCAACAAACGAGTTGCAACGAATTGCAAAGTTGGGGGCACAATCAGTTTCTTAGGCTGAGCAGCGATCAACAAGCCACGCTCGTCTGTCCAACCAGCGATCTGAATGACAGCGGCTTCCAAGGAAGTCTCATTCAAGTCGGCAGCGACAGTAGGACGATTGCTGTTGGTACCACCAGACACCAGAGGGTGAGCTGTCGAGCACAGAACTTGACCGTCACCGTAGGTGGGGCCGCCAGCAAAGGCGCTGTTCAGGATCGCAGCAGCTTTAACCTGCTTGGTGTAGGCCATGGCGCGAGCCAAAGCCTTGGTGTATCGAGCGGACAACGAGTCATACAAGTTGTCTTCGATAGCTTCTTCGGTCAGAGAGAAACCCATCGCAATGGTTTCGTGCACGTAGCGTGCAGTCCATGCTTCTTGGGCGTTGTCATACTGGAGTGCAGAACCTTCATTCTTCACCGGTGCGGCACTAAAGCCAGACAACTTGGTTTCTTCTTCAAAAGAACGCTCAGAGGTTTCGGTCTCGAAAATCTCTTTGTGTTCTTCACCGTACTTTTTATACTCCAAACCAAACAAAGCGTTTAGGCCGGGGAGCAGTTCTTTCAGTAGCTGTGCACGTGAAATAGCCATGATTTAGCTCCTTATACGCCAGTTGGGTTGAGATACTGATGGCCACCGTTCCACGCAACCGTGTTAGGAGTACCTTCAGTGAGTGTGATGTACGGCGCGTTCCATTTGCAAATAAATTCGCAGAACTCACCAGAAGCGTTTGCCGTGTCAGGCACGCCACCAATGATGCGAATAGGCAAAGAAACAGTCGTAGCAACGGCGGAACCATCAATGGCCACAGCGGAGTCGCCAGTGGTTGTAGAACCGGAGTTCTGCACCAAGGAGACGTTGTTGCCAATCACAGTCTGCCCGTAAAAAGCAATTGTGGTGCCCGAGGACACAGCAGCAACTTTAAACAAGACATCAGGATCGTCTACGACATAAGCCTGCGCGTCAGAAGCAACAGTACCGGTAGGCCAGTATTGCGACCACTGAGGTTGCTTGGTGGATGGGTTGGTGAAAGTGCAACCCATAAAAACACCAACGGGAGTGCCGGTGGTAGTGCCAGTGTCTTTCTCAATCGTGCCAGAGGATACCAGCTTGACCACATCGCCGTAGAAGATGTTTGCAGCGTAGGCGCTTGCAATCTTCAACAGGCGGGTCGAACCAGCATACACCTGACCGCCAATCAAATTGACTGGTTTAAGCCCGTAAGGGGCAGAAACGGTAGGATAAGCCATTTGTGACTCCAAAAAAGTTAAGTTCCATTACCAAAACGAGACACCGTTGTTTTCCGATCATTGAAGAGCGGCATACGGGGATCGTTCTCGCGCATGAGATTATTGTCAACCGATTTCATCTGTGACGACGCTTGGTTGTTAAACCAACTGTTGCGATCATGGACGAACTCAGTGGGGGTTTTGCAAAGCATCAAACCACCAATTACGATATTGTCTTTGAAGCGGTCGTTTTCGACGCCTGCAACGAAAATTTCGGGGTGATCAGCAGCCTTAACGGGCTCCCAGCCTTCTTGTAGTTTTAAAGAGACATTCATGGCGTCGGCTTCGCCGCGAGTGCTGATGCGAACCCAGTGGAATTCATAGCCATCCTCGGGTAGAGGAGTTGGCAAGGTCTCGGGACGAGTCCACGATTTCTTGCGAGCCGTTTTTTCACGGGTATCCAGTTCACGATTAAGTCTGTTTTCAGCCATTTTGTTTCCTCAATTCCATAGCAACCTGTTTGGCGTATTCTTCCAGTGGCACTCCGAGCCTTTTAGCCAGAGCAACTTGCGTACGCGAGAGAGTGATCTTTTTAGGGGCCACACTTCGTGTTGCAGATGCAACGACTGTCGTCTTACGACGACGCTCTTCGGTCACCTCCTCGTGGTCATCAGCATCCTCAAAGGATTCTGGGAACACTTGGCGCATACGAGAGTTGATTTTCTCGTAGTATTCGTCAGATCGCGGGTTGACGCCCTGTTTGACCAATTTTTGGTGCAACCCCAACGCAAAACTGGTCATCTCATCGTCATCTCCGAACCATTTATTGGCTTGTTGCCAACTTACGGCCCGGTCATCAACTGACTGTGCTGGGGCGGTTGTTTGTGTTTGTACATCATACACGTCTTCTTGTAAAGCGGGAAGTTTCAGGTTGTTTACTCGCTCAACCTTCATTTTTGCAGCAGTCAGTGCCTCTTGGGCCTCGACTACGGCGTCCGCCTCACCAGACTCGTAAGCCTTTTTGTACTGAACTTTGGCCTCGTCATGCTCAGCAGCGGCCATCTTTTTGGCCGATTCCAGCATCGCTTCTTGATTCTTGGAGACAGTGCCCTTGAGCTTCTTGTTCTCCTCAGCGATCTGCTGCGCATAACGCAACGCTTCCTCACGTTCCTTGGCGGCAGACTCTGCTGCGCGTCGCTGGTCGTGGTAGCCCTTGCTAAAGTGTTGCAGGCGCTTTCGCACCTTCTCGGAATACTCGTCCATCTCCTCTTCGGAAAGCTCCATGGGAGCCTTGGAACGCTTCTTCCCTTGATCTTCCTCGGGGCGGTCATCAACCACCTCAATGTCAAAATCGTCTTCCTTGGCTTTCGCCTTGGCCTTTTCGCGCTTAGCTTCTTCATCCGCAGCGCGTCCTTCGACTTTCAGCGCAAAGCTGCCGTCGCTATTTTCCACGAAGTCTGTTTTATCCGACACCTTATCGGGATCGGGAAACTCAAACTCCACTTTTTGAAGTGCCATTTATTACTCCTTATCCAGCACGCGATACACCACGCGGATCGGCCACGACTGCTTCGATGGAGTCGTCGTTCATCAGGCGATACTCAACGCCATTAACACTGACACGAGTGCCTGTGTATGACGCAAATACAACATAGTCGCCCACTTTGCACCATGGGCCATTTGGGAAGCGTGTGGGGTCAGAATAGGCTTGTTCGCCCATATCCAACACCAACCCAACCGTAGACAGGATGCGTTCTTCACGCATGGTCTGCTTGGCTTTAATGATGCCCATCTCACCGATGGTTTCTTCAATTTGCGGCAGTGCCACAAGCAACCGATACCCAACGGGCTTTGGAAGCTGGGCTTCCACTTCTTCGTCAGTTACGGCGTTTTCGACTTGATCAGTCATGTGTCTTCTTCTTCCATTTGAGAGCGCGAAAGGTCTTTAGTGGTTTGGATAGCAAGCTGGAGACCCCGAATCCTGCCTACTACTTCCCGGTATTCAGCGAGGTCTTTAGCCCCGCCGTTTGCCAAGAACTGGGTTGCGGAAGATACATCTTCCTCATGTTTCATAACGAGCACGTCAAAGACGGATTTGGCCATGGATTACTCCTTTTTACCTTGTGGTTTCGGTGTGGCTAACACCTTGAGTGCATCAAGTTTCAGGCGTTGCTGAGCTTGAGATTCTTGTGCCTTGACACGATTGGCCTCTTTGTCGGCCTCGATCTGCACGCGCTCTTTCTCCATGACGAGTTTTGCTGCGGCGATCTCTGCATCGGTCTGGTCTTTCTGTGCCTTGCGGGTGACTTCCATCTCCTGCACTTTGACCTTGGCCTGCTCCAACTGGAACAGCGGGTCTGCGGCTTGCTGCTGGGCTTGCGTCTGCGCGGCTTGCTGCTGGTGTTGCTGAGCCAACTGTTTGCCACCGTCGGCAATGAGCTTGGACAACTGGACTTCCACGTCTTCTGGCAACTCCTCGTCTGGTGGTGGCAGGGTGACACCGAGGCGTTCCTCCATCTGTTTGCGGTAGCTGAAACCCAAGTGCTCGGCGATGTGTGCTTGCAGTGAAGCCATGATCTGCTGAGCCTGTGGGTTCTGGCCAATTGTCTGCGCAATCATCGGGTCTTGCATGAACGACGTGTGAGTCGCAATGTGCGCCTCGTGATCTTGATGGATAAACGCCTTCATCGGTTTGCCCACCAACGCTGACATGTTTTCAGACACTGGGTCACGTGGTTTCTGATCTTCGCTCGTTGGCACAATCTTGTCGGCGTTTTTGATACCCAGCACCTCAATCATCTGGCGATGCAAGTAGGGCAGGTCATAAATCTGAGGCGCAGACTGCGACATCTGGAACACGGCTTGGTACTGCACCACACGCTGAGCCATCGTGCTGCTGTTGGGGTCGCTAACGGGGATGACATCCACCATCGCGTAGTCCATCTTGCGAGCTTTGGCCAAGCCAGTCTCTGGCTGGTAGCCATAATCTTCTGGTGCTTCTTCTGCAATGATCTTCTTCAAGAGCTTGAACTCTTGCTTCATCGCATAGTGCACGCGGGCTTGTACAGCCGCCATGGGCTTGAGTGTGCGCTCCAGCAACGCCAGCGTGGTGCCCACGGGTGCGTTTGCGCTCATGTCCGACACGTTCATGTCGCTGATCGCGCCAAGGCGACGGCCTTCTTCGGTGATGCGCTGTAACAACGCAAGCAGTGTTTGTGATGGCTCCTTGTATGGGAGCATCATAATGTTGTCCTTGATCGAGCCGCTTGGCACGTCTACATCGCGGAACTCACCGGGGTTGATCGGTGTATCGTCACCCTTAACACGCAGGCCACGAGCCTTCAAGCCACCCGGCAGGTTTGACAATGTGCCAGCATCAACGAGTTGGCGAATGATCGAAGTGCCTGCGCGTGCGTAGCCACCGATGATGTGGATAAGACCCAGACCATAGAAGCCAAAGCCCGGCACATACACGTAGTGCACGAAGTGGTCATCCTTCAAGCGCAGTGGGTCTTCTTCCTCCCAGTTACGACGCACGGCCAACACCTCTGAGGTGCCACGGTCGATGGTCACAACGTATGGCTTGGGCAAGTCATCTTCCTCGTCGTCCACACCATCAATCAGCATGTCAACGCTGATCTCAAGCAGTGTGTATCGCTCGTCGTTTTGAATTGTGTAGCCGCCTTCTTCAGCCTTTTTCTTCTCCACATCTGTGGGGAATGACTGGGGGTCACCAAGGTCAATCTCACGATAGAACCCGCTGGCCAT